TTGCTGACGTAATTGTGCTGCAGCTTCTTTACGAGCATTAGCTTCTCTCTTGGAAGCTTCATTTGCATAATATCCTTGGATTGCAGCTCCACCTAGTTGGCCAGCTGCGCCAGCTATAGCGCCGGCTACAATTAAAGGTACCATATCGTTATCTCCTTAATTTCTTTCCTAATAATTAGTTATTAATTCCATTTCTTTAATACCAACTGGCCAAATCCTGATACTCCAGCCGGTAATTCACATGTTAATATACTGTTCTTTATCTGTATTCTTGAACCGTTAGAACATTGTATGAAACCGTCGTAGCATTCAGGCAGCTGTAAACTGTCGTATTTGGCTCCAGGTAACAGATTAATGAAGAGAATATTCTTAACTAAGGTAAATACTGCCTTACCGTCTGAGTATTGACCGTATTTACCCTTAATTGCTTCTATATTCTCGTTACTTTCGTCATATCTGATAACTTTAAGCTCAAGTTTAGTCATAATTACTCCTAGAATAAGCTACAAGGTGACCATGATATCTGAAGATTCTCTATTGCAAATGGAATTTCTTCAGTAGTAGATACTTCCAATGTAAAGAATCTTCCCATTCCGCAGCCGTAAACGTTAGTTTCGTAATCGTATTGACCAATCTTTCCTGCATAAGCGTCTTCATAGTCTGACCACGTAGAACCGTCCCAGCTATATCTGAACGAAATCCTAGGATTCATTTCAAGATTAGTATACTGATCGTTAAAGCTATGCTGGCCGTTGTTCGTAATAAGTCTTAACCAGTCGATATAGAACGGCATATCGTTAGATGTCAATACCCCGCCTCTCCTTACCTTGAGTATAACCCTTCCGTCATGTTCAGAATACTTGTTCTCGTCATTATATACCAATGCGCCCGTAGTTCCGAGATATATCTTGTTGTATGCGAACGTGGCATGATTATAACGCCAATATGTAAGTCTATTGGAAGTATCGTAGCTAGCACGGTTATGCCATGCATCTTCTTCTATATCGTAAACATATGTCTTCTTGGAATCCTCGAAAGTTATAGCATAGAAAGTATGCTGGTGTTCCTTGAATATCTGTGCATAAGCGTTCTCGGGATTTACGATTTGTGTAATTTCCCTTTCTATATCGTTGGTAGATACTCTCTTGATGACAGTATCAGTAATCATGAATATTCCGTTGTCACCGATATCTGAAGAACCTAGCCATAATACGTTGTTACCCAACATTGCTAAGCTGTTAGGTGCCTTAATACCTATGTTGCCTGCAGCATTGTCTGGCGAAGTGAACGGATTGTTTACGTCGTCGTTATAAGAGAATACTTGCCATGATCTGTCGCCAAATGTATAAAGTTTAGAACCGTTAGAACAAAGAGCTATCGTATTATCTGGCGCCCATTCACTGAAACAGGAGTAGCCTACCCTAGCGTACTGAACGGTGCCTACCCTGAATATGTCGTATTTCTCAGGTGTATCGTCAGCCGTGCCTGTTATGAATTCCTTGTAAAGGTCGTAATAGGCGTCATGTATTTCGCCGGCTATATACTGTTCCTTAGTATCTTCAGGTACAGTAGCCCACCACGCAATGAAATTGTTGCGTTTCTGGTAGAATGCTGCGTCTTCTGAATCTTCCACTTCGAAAGGATATTGATAAGAAATATAGAAAGCGTCAGTACCGGCGTCGTTAACGATTAAGTAGCCGTAAAGATATGCACAATGTGTCGGCTTAATCTTCGTAGTAGTAGAATTTACTCTGTAAGGAAGGTTGATTCTTCTGAAATCAAGCTGTTGATCGCCTACAGAAAGACCAGTATTTACCGCATATACGTTATATCCGTCGGTAATAATAAGATGCGGATGAGCAGAACCGTAGCCGCCAGTCTCAGTCATATGACATTCTGTACCTGTAGAACTGATAGTGGCTATGAAATTATAAGTATTGTCTTCCTTAATTAAATAAAGACTGTTACCGTAAACTGCATAAAGGTTAGGACGGTTGTCATAACCCCTGGAAACTCTATACATTCCCCTACATTTACCGGAAATATCGGCTGCCTTTACCTGACCCTGAATTGTTCTCATTAGAATACTACAAGAATGCTCAGACGGATTCTGAGTTTCCACATACATATTCGTCGACTCTCCAAGGCCTACCTTGGCAAGATTAGAACGTGTAATGCTTCCTGCAATGTTCTCTATCAGCTTATTGCTATTGGCCATATAATCTCCTTAAACGTTATAACCAGCCATCAATTCAGCCTGTGTCATAGTATGGTTCAAATTACCGTAATCGTATTGGTTACGTAATACCATTCTGGTTATTGATTTAGGCGTTCTAACGTTGTCTACAAGTGTCTGTACTTCCAGCTGAAGTCTTTGCATCTGCGCGTCGTCAAGTCTAGGATATTGCAATGCCAGCTTATGTGCTAAAGCTACGATTAAGAGCTCTACGTAGTTGTCTGGAATATACAAATCCGAATCTAAATCGAAATCGATAGCCTCGTTATAGTTAACCTTGAGTCTGCGGTCAGTAAGTCTGTATACTCCAGGCTTAACCTGCATTACCCATTCGCCTTCGGATTTCTCCGTAACTGTAAATACGTTGGCGTCGTTTGCATAGTTGTCGAACTCGTTAGCCGGGATAAACCTTAATTCGAAATAAAGCTTATAAGGCTGTCCGACGTCGGTAACTACATAAACAGAATTAATCTTGGCTACATCTCTTAGACATACATGATTCATATTCATGTATGCTCGCATCTGCTGGATTCTTGGATTATATTCGTCCTGAATAGTCTGCTGGTGCCAGTCATATACGTCCTGTGCCGGTTTGAATACGATAAATACGGAATTAGGCGCATCCTTTGCCATTGCCCATACTCCGTTATTGTAGTCTTCTTCAGTTACTGTATAAGCCAGTAATGCATCTGTAGTTTCGAAATAAAGGTTGTTCTTGCCGGCTATAAAGTCAGTCTCGTCATAGAAATGAGTAAATTCTGTATTTCTTACTAGAATAGAATTCTGAGTGAAAGACAAGAGATTATCAGAATTATATTTGGCAACGATACCTTTAAGCAGTCTATATGCAGTTTCAAGAATATCACCACTTATTGCTTGTTTACGCGGCGTCAAATTTATGCGTGTTACCGCCTCGCGTATTATAGATCTTACGTCCATTGTAAATCTCCTTAATTAAATCTTTCCTAATAATTAGATTCTAATAGCCTACATGCTTCTGAATTTCTTCTATCATACTCTTCTCTAGTCATTCTTTCTTTATAATAATGCTCATACATGTAATCTGTATTGCAAATCCACGGCCGGTTGGTATATATAGTACAAAGGCCGGTCTCCTCGTCGAAGAACCGGCAAATTGTGGAATTCTCTCTAGCTAGCTCAGGAATTACGTGTTTACAGCAGCTATGATGTTTACATTTAGAACAATCAATCATCAATTATACCTATTGAAATATGCTAAGTAACGAGCGGCTACTTCTTGTGCCTTCTTTACATTATATTCAGGCATCTGTTCGCCGTGATTCATAGCATAAACAGCCAATGCAACAGCATCGCATAAGTCTGGTGAATGACCTAATATCTTCTTGACGTCATCTTTGGGTACTAGTTGGCCTTGTCCTCTATTGTTAATAAATAAAGCCTGTGCCAGCATTTCTTCCTTTACTATATCATTCACCCAGAAACCTTGTTTAATCGCCTTCGCGAGCTCTAGGTATATTTCTGTCCTAGCATTAGGATATTTGTCCAAATCGAGTGCTTTCTGTGCGAAATTGATACCAGATATAGGTAGGTTCTTGTCTTTGGATAAATCGTATACACCGTTTCCGTAACCTCCAGTACAATCGATATTACCGTACTTGATATTATACTTGTCATATAGCATAGATACAATACCGGCTTTCTGCTGCGTGCTTGCTTCAACTTTCTCTATATAGTCTACCATTCCGAACTTATCGATAACAGCATACATATCAGAGTCAGCTCCGACGCCGCTTGCGTCCATACCGAACCAATGTTCTTTACCGTTATCTCTCTTCTCTGCAGGAAATTCATGTCTGAATATAATCTGAGAAGCTACGTCAGTATCGAATATTTCACCTAAACATTGCTGTCTGAATAGATTAGAACCAATACCGTAACGGTCTTCAAGTTCTTTCTTGAATTCTTCAGAAGTAAATGGATTATCCCTATATGTAGCATGTATAACGCTATCTTCATGTTCCTTGACTATCTTACTGAACCAGTTCTGGACTTTATCTAATGTAGAAGGAGAAGATATCAGCCTGGTCATTGACGGATATTTGGAACCTCTCATACGGTCTTTGGCGTAGTTATAGATTTCTTCACAACAGTATGCAGCTTCGTCGATTGCTAGTAATGCAATTTCAGTCAAACCTAATACAGAAGAAGGATTCTCGGAAGTATAACCAAATAATACAGAACCATTCTCGAAATAAATTTCTTGAGAAGAACCGTTGTATTTAACTGTTACGCCGATTACCGTAGCAAAGTTAATAATTTCTCTAATTAACACTTTCTTTAATGCAGAATGTGTCTGTGCAATCATTATACCACGAATACCTGGTTTCTGAAGACATTGCAATACTAGCCATGTTGCTAATATACGTGTCTTTCCAGCAGAAATAGCTGTACAAGCAATAACAAGAGGATCATCGAACCTCTTGATAAATTCTTGTTGCCATTTAGATAATTCTAAATTCATTATTCTTTAACAGTAAACGTAATATTGAACGGACTATTGTTATTATCAGGAACAGACTCGGCCTTTATTTCAGTAACCTTCTTATCTTTGCTCCAATGCGCCTTATCCCTACGCTCTAGTATATTAAGGAATCTGTCAGCTAACTTATGATTAGGTTCTTCCATTAACATTCTAGTCAACATATTACGCAATAGCAGAATCTTTCCTTCATAGAAATCATCTGAAATACTATCGATTATTGTTCCTAATGGTGCTAAGTGGAATACAAGCTTCTGAAACTCTTCTTTATTCTCTGTAGATAATAGGCCATAAGTAAGTTCCACATTAATCTTTGGAACTTTCAAATTACCAATATATTCTTCAAACGTAACATGTTTGAAATTCTGTTCGCACCATTCACTCAATTTCATATATCACGACCATGCTCCAGGCATTTAAGCTGCGATACCAGCTTCAAATACTTGTTGTTAGTTTCAAGTTCTCTAAGAATACAGGCCAACAGTAAAGGAATATCCTTGATTTCGTCCCTTGTCGGTTCCTGCGCATTGTTAATTTCTTGTTTGATTTCTTTCTGCTTCTTTGTAGCCATTATAAATTCTCCTTATACATCCCAAGGTAGTCGAAACCCTATCTTAGCGTTCGTAGCGCCATGCTCTTCCTATTAAGCTAGAGATGCTAATAATGGACCGTAAGGTATTCGAAACCTTCCTACTGGAATGCAAATCCAGCGTGCTACCAAACTATCACTAACAGCCCTTAAGTGGAGAAGACTGGATTCGAACCAGTGAGAGGTTTAAGCCTCCTAGGAATCAACTTTGTCATTTGACGGTTAATAAGCCACGCTTACTTCCCCACATTATACTAAATAATTAGTCTTTCAATTCTGGATTTGCCGCATCCATCATTTCACAGAGTTCTTTAAGCTTCTGAAGACGTTCTTTCCAGTTATATCTACGTTTACCGTCACCCCATAAGTAATGTATAACGGTATGGCTTGTGGAATTTAACATAACGAATCTCTCTTCATCTGAAATATCTTCATATTCTCTAGGGTCTTCACACAAATGATGACAGTTAGCATTCTTGGCCAATGGGGATCCTGTTACATAGTCGTATTTCTGTTTCTTCCTTAATTTAAGTCTGAAATTAGACCATGCTTTAGAACGTCTGAATAATACCTTAGGATCGGTTTCTTTAGCTACTTTCTTCTTTCTTGGATTCTTATTCATTAACCAACTCTATATTTATTGTGCATCAATATTCTTTCTTTAATGAACTGTCTTTGCGGATAGTCACATGTGCTGTCTTTAAGTTCAGCTTCATCATAACCATCTACGAAGAATCGTCTAAAGCTATAACCTTCTTGTCTGTCTTCACATTTAGATTCTATCTTCTTTCCTCTCTTTAATCCAGATTGGAATAATAAGTGTCCAATGAAGTGATCATCCAAGTCAATATCCTGTATAACTGAATCAGTTACTCTTTCAGTCATCAACTTTACTGCTTTAGGACCATAAACCATGTATTGGCCTTGAGTCATATCATCATGCTGTGTACATAGCCAGTCTGCATCCTGCATATTATTCTCAATTTCTTCAATATACGTTGGCGGATAATTAACATCACAATCTAACGTTACTGAAATGAAATCTTCATTATGTCGTCTAAACGTTGGAACAAATTTCTCCCAAACATGCATGTCATGTTCCTGGAAATAGATATGTAAAT